GACCATTGTGCTCTTAGTTTTCTTTCTGTAACAGATACAGTTACTGACTCAAGGTCAAAAGAAACCTCACCAATTTGATCTTCGAATTCCATTTCAGCATATCTTCTATACCAAGCCAAGAATGAACCACCAGAAGTACCTGAATAAATTGTAGTTCCTGTGTAACCATCTAATGATGTTGAGTTACAATCAGCACATACTGGACAAGATAAATCTACTTCAAGATAAATACAACCATTTGAATCACAAATATCATTGTAGTTTCCGTTGTTACCACCATTAAGTGGAGTATTAGGGTAAGTAGATGTGTTGTTAAATACTGTTGCTGAGTTACCTCCGTATTCAACAATACCTTTACCGTAAATTTGAGTTACAACTCTAAACAATAGAGGAACAAATACAGTTTGATTGTTATAAGTACCTGTAAATACATTACAAGGTGTAGTTGATGCAGAAATAACTGAAGTTCCGTAGATTCTTAAATCAGAAAGGAAAGATTCAGTATCCATTTCGTTACCATCTGGTCCGATAAGTTTTCCTGCTCCTGAATTGTTAAATCCACAAAGTTTCATAAGAACTTTTCTTGTGTTTCCTGAGTAAGCATTCAAAGATGCGTCAACTAAACTACTTCCAAGCCATTGTTGTACAGTAGTGTTTGCTGTAACAGCAGTCCACTTACCTTTAGAGTAATCAAACAATCCTGGAGGATCTAAACCTGCCTCATTTCCTTCATAGAACAAGTCATACAAGTCTTTTTTGTAAGGATAGTTAGGTGCAGTTCCACCTGGATAACCAGCATTAGTGTCAGTTGGTCCGTTTGGAGCTCCATAAGGTGCATAGTGCTCACCACCAGCATTTGCAACTCCTGTTGAAGGGTATCCGTTAGCGTCTAATGAAGATGCGTTTTGATATCCTTGGATTCTTGGTACAAAATAGAACAATTTACCGATAGGTAAGTTCATAGCTTGTACAGATACGATGTCGTTAGCTAACAATTTAGAGAATACACGTCTTACGATTGGGAAAACAACTGTTTCAAATGCTCCGTTAGAAGTACCATCTGAAGATGCTTCGTTAATCAAGAAAGATGCTTGGTTCTCATATAATTGAGCTACGTTTTCTTTTAGGTGGCCTTTAAGACCTTCAAGGAACCCTAATTTGTCCCATTTGTTAATTGTGTCTTCTTTGATAACTTTAAGGTGTTTTAACCCGATGTTACCTACAAGACCTGATTCTAATAATGCTCCCATTTTTTTTGGTTTTTATTATTTATTGTTTATTTTATTTTTGTCATCAAATCCTTCATTCTCAAGAATTGTGGATTTTCATACGTTTTTGATTCAATTAAATTCGCTGATGAACCTGTAGAGACAGTTTTATTCACAGTTCTTTCGATTGATTCGTTTATTGAGTTTTCTGTACTTACACCATTTCCTAATTCATTTTTAATGGTTCTGTAAAGATTTTTTGATTCTTTCAAAGATTCAACATTATCAAATCTTTTAAGAATGTTTATTTTTTCTTGTTTTGTTGTTGAATGTTCAGTAAACAATCTTGTAGAATAAGCCAAGTTAGAATTAAAAACAGCAACTTCGTTCAATTTTGTTCTAAACACATCAAGAGCTTTTCTGTATTCTTCATTTTTTTCTCTCAAAGTGTTTATTTCATTTGATTCAGAAAGATTAAATGGATTAAACTCCATGTTTCTGTTGTTTAATCTTGCTTTTCTAAGACCACGGCTACCATCCTTAGATCCATTACCCAATGTTCTTGAAGCTTCTTTAGTTTCGGCTTTTTTAGTTTGGTGTTTTTTTCCTTCATAGTCTTTATAGTGACCTTTAACGTCTCCTAATTTTTGACCTTTTGATCTCTTATAATCACCTTTGTTTCCTCCCCACTGTTTTTCTTCTTTATATTCAAATTTGGCTTTTCCTGTTCCCATCGCTTTAGTACCTTTTCCAAAAGCTTCTTTTCTTTTTTCATCAAAACCTCCATTCATGTTAGGTTTTTTGTCGTAGTTAAACTTGGGACCTTTTCCAATACCAACACCTTTAGTTTTAATTGCTTTTTTAACGGATTCCATAACTGAGTCAAAATCTTCATCATCCATTTCCATCATTTCCATATCATCCATTTCCATCATTTCCATATCATCCATTTCCATCATTTCCATATCATCCATTTCCATCATTTCCATATCATCCATTTCCTCCATGTCATCCATGTCATCCATTTCCATCATGTCATCCATTTCCATCATGTCATCCATTTCCATCATGTCATCGTCTTCATCCATTTCAATTTCATAGACAGTATCTTCTTCAGATTCTTCATCCATTTCTATTTCATAGATTGTTTCACCATCATGATCTTCCATAAACTCATCGTCCATTTCCATCATATGGTCTTCTTCTGATTCTCCCAAATGGATCATATACTCATTATCACCATCAGTTAGGTGAATGTTTTCACCTTCTTTTTTAACAACGATTCCGTCTTGATCTCCCATGGCTTTAAAAACTCTTAAGACTTCCGCGTCAGACGCTCCAGTCATATCAATAGTTTCATCTTCCATGTCTTCATCTTCCATGTCTTCATCTTCCATGTCTTCATCTTCCATGTCCATGTTTTCATCATCCATTTCCATTTCGTCTTCAGTTCCCATGTCGTCATCTTCTGGCGTGTTATCAACTTCGACTTCATCGTCTTCAACCTCTTCTTCATCTTGTTCTCTAAGAGATTCTTTTACTAATTGTTTGATTTCTTCACTCATTGTAGAATGAAGTATTCCTTTTGCATTTTCTTGTAGAGTTTCTTCCAAATTCTTGATTTGAAAAAGAGCATCTTCTACTACATTTCTGTTATTTGTCATACTTTTTATAAAATATTTTTCTAATAAATATCAATGAAAAAGAAAAAGTTATTGTTTTTTTAAATAAAACAAAAAAAAAGGGAAAAGACTATTGTCTCTTCCCAATTTTTTTTTAAGTTAATAAGTTAATTTTTATGATTCTATAACCTCGTCAATTTTACTTTCTGAAATTGAAGTTATTCTCCAAGCCATTGTATAATTTTCATAAACTTTGGTTACCTTGGCCTCAACATCGGTTGGTGAAAATGCTTTTACCAACTTTTCTTCTCTCATTTTTTTTATTTTTCCTGTTTCGGTATCAACCATATCGGTTGTAATTTTTGCTATAAAATATTTTTCGTCCATAATTTGTTATTTATTCAAATAATCGGACAATCTATTCATTAAGTCAAGCGATTTAGATCCTGTTTCACCAATATGTCTTTCTGCGTTGATTCTTTTTTCCTCGTCAAGATTTTCTTCAAAGTTAAATCTTTCTTTTGGATCATTAAAAAGATACGCTCCAGGTGTTGATGGTGAAGAAACCAAGTCAAAACAAATTAATTCAAAATCATCCTGAACTTCATTTTGCTCACCAACTTTTTTAAGTGACCCAACTCCACGAGATGATATACCTAAAGTAACCCCCTGACGAAGATAGTTTGCTGCTAAATCTCCTTTTGTTGATACAATACCTCTTTCGTGAAAACCTGGGCTTGTAAGTAATTTTAATTTACCCAATAATACAGGACCCTCCCACCATATATCAGTAATTGCGTGTGAAACTCTATCTAAATCAATCAAAGATGATTCTGGGTGATTTAATTCAGAAAGGGCGGTTCCTTTTTGAATCATTTTTTTATAATTTTCGGCCTCCCTTTTTAAAATTTTTTCAGGATATATTCTTCCGTTTCTATTTGGGGTGTTATATTTTTGTAATACGGCATAAAACTCAAAAGGTTTTGAGTGATCTAACATATCACGATTCTCTCTTATCATAGATAAGTTTCTTCTTTCATTCGGATCGATATAACCCGCATCATACTCAACAAGAATCCCACGACCTGAATCTCTTGGGCCTAGTATTTTTAAATTATCCATTTAATATTTTTCTTTATAAATATCAAACAACTTCAATTTCTTTTTTTATTGGTTTTATATTTCCATTTTTGGTTAAATAAAACTTAAAATATTTATTTTTATTGATGGTATCGTTGTAGATTTCTTTAATCAAAGACTTAACGTGTTTTTTTAATTTTTGTGATTTAAAGTCCATAGGTTCTAAAAGAAATAAATTTATCTCTAAATTCATAAAAGATTTTTTTTTTAATTGAAGTCCGCTTGTTCTTAAATCTAAATCTACAATAAATTTTGTGTCAAATACATTTTTGTTTATGTGTTCTAAAGTTGAATGTTTTATTGATCTTGTTAGATTTAACACAACTCTGTTCCAATTTTCAATTTCTTCTTTCGGCTCAACCCAACTTTGAATATTTATAAAGATTGATTTTAAATTTGTGGAATCAATTGTTCCATAATGAGATTTGAATGTTCTGTATCCACTCAACTTGATTGTTTTTCCTTTTTTCATAGATTTTTTTCATATGCAAAATGTTTATTTTTGTATAATTGTAATAAATTATTATATTTATATCAACAAACAAAAAAATATGTTAATTGTAGAAGTAAAAAAAAGTAATATTGAAAAGGCTTTAAAAGATCTTAAAGGAAAAGTTATTAGAACCAAACAAAATAATATTCTTTTTGAAAGAAAGGAATTTGTCAAACCCTCTGTAATAAAAAGAGAACAAACTAAAAAAGCGATTTATAACCAAAAATCTAAAATCCAAAAAGATTAAAGACCTTCGTTTAATTTTTTTATTTTATAATAATTCAGTTCTGAAAATGATTCCTTTTGTAATTTGACTAAAACCTCATCAATAGTTTTGATTGTATCTATGTCAGATTGATTTTCTTTTTGTGTAGTAAGTTTAGAAATAACATTTTCCTTTTCGTTATTATAATTTTCTAACAACGATT